ATCAGCCTGGATGATAACGGCGGCGGCGTTGATGCGGCAGGCGTCAGTCTTATTGGTGGCGGGGCTACCGAAGACGGCACGCTTACCGTATATATCGGCTCTAAGAAATTCAATGCGTACACTATCGCCGTGGCGGATCTGGACGACGTCACCACCATCGCGGCGGCCATCGCGGCGGCTATTACAGCCGACACAGAAGTCGCAGTTACCGCGATAGCCACTCTCGGCTCTGTCGCGCTGACAGCTAAGAACGCGGGCACCTTCGGCAACACTATCGGCTTGAAAGTCGACGGGGCTGTCGGCGGCGTTACTGTCGCGATCACAGCCATGGCAAGCGGTGCGACCGACCCCGTACTCACCGGCGTATTCGATGTCGTGGGTAACGAACGCTATCAAGGCATCGTGTGGCAGTTCGAGCAGGATCTGGCCGAGCTTACTGACTTCCTCGACCCCCGCTTCAATGTCACGAATAACGTACTCGACGGGCGCGGTTTTGTGGGCATTACAGATACCTTCGCCAATCACCTTACAACGCTGGGCACGGAGAATAGTAAGAGCTTATCGATTAACGTCGGCAAGCTGATCGACGACGCCGATCATCGCGGCCCGGCTATCATGGACCTACCCTTCGTCAAAGTGGCGGAATTTGCCGGAACGCGAGCCCTGCGCCGTACTGACGATGCCGTACTCGGTGATCTGGTTATCTCACGATCTACCCGGGACTCCTTCGGCGGGCCGCACCAGAATTCTAAACCTTATTTTAATACGCCTTTCCCTGATCTACTTGTACCGGATGCGGGCGACTCGTTCACAGATGTCGAGATTGAGCAGCTACTCGATGCGGGCGGCTGGGTGATCGACGCTAACCGCCCCTTTACGGCCGTTATCGCCGGCGAAGTCGTAACGACATACAAAACGGACTCGGCCGGTAACCCCGACCCGACCTTCGGTTTCTTGAACTATGTTGATACCTCTACCGCGGCGCGCGAGTACATCGTCAATAATACCCGCTCTCAATACCCGCAATACCGGGCAACGGGCGGCGCGCTTATTAATGGCGTGGATTCAGCTAACGAGGCCTCTCTAGCGTCTTTCGTTGCTGAGTTAAACGCACAGCTCGGCGACCTGGGGCTGGTTAATACTGGAGTGGGCTCGATTGACGGGGTCCCCGTCGATTACGATAAGCTGTTCCGCCAGAATTTGACGGTTTCGCTTAATCCGGTTACCGGCAAGTTCCTCGTAGCCGCTAAGCTCTATATTGTTGTTCAATTCCGCGGCGTGACGTACGACCTCGCCATCGCGTTCGAAGTGTAAGGAGTCTAAATTATGGCTGATCAGGAACTCATTCTCGTCGACGCTTCGGTTGAAGTCGATGACGAGGCGGTAACCATCGAGGGGAACACCTTAGTGCTCGTCGAGGGACAAGGTACCTTCACGACTAAAGGCGCCACACGAGGCGGTAGAGTCGTCGCGGTACACTCGGAAGACGTGACCACTAAAGTCGGCATGATCAAGTTTGAGATGCCCGCCTCAGTCGCTTCGATGAACCTTGCGCGCGATTTTAAAGCGCTGGGGGCTGGGCGTGTTGTCCGCGTTTCTGGCACCGATGCACAGGGTAATCGCCTGGGCCGAACGCTGACGCAGGGCGTTATGACCAACGACCCCGAGAAAGCGATCCAGAATGAAGGGAAGATCCCTGTCGAATTCTCTGGCGCACCCTTAACCGCTAGCTAAAGGCTAACCCATGACTGCAGTCAATTTTGAGTTAACGAAGCCGATCTCGTACGCCAATGGTACCGGCGAGCCCATCGAGTGCAATCACATCGAGCTACGCGAACCGACGGGCAAAGTGTCGAATACGTGCTGCGCTATCGAGGGGCTGATCCAGTCCAGTGTCCTGCAAATGGCAGAACTACTCGGCGACGATATGGTTGAGGCCGCCAAGGAAGCCGCGGCAGAGACCAAAGGCGTGAAAGCTGACCCCGAGGAAGAGAAAGACGGCGACGCGGTCCTGTCTCTTATGGTGGGCGGCGGCGCGGACATGAATAAGCTAGTGCTGCATTTCCGCGAGCTATTCAAGCAAGTCGCTTGGATGGGTGGGGAGAAGCAATTAACGACGGCCCGCATGGATGAGATGAGTCACAAAGAACTGCGTAAAATGATCGGAGTGTATGCCGCAAATTTTATTCTCAGCTGATAATAGTAGGCGACGATGGCTATCAGCTGAATATAAGCCGCCTAGCTTTAGCCTTTAGGGGCACCGGCATGGAGTATCTGCAGAATGCGGGTGTTGACCGTATCAGGGAACTCTCAGAACATTCGAAAATACTCGCCGATGAGATGAAAGCTAATGGCTAATAAATCCTTTGTTGTTCAATACCTCATCAAGGCGAGCGATCAGTTCAGCGCTGCCGCCGAAAAGACACGCCGTTCATCCGAACGGATGCGGAAGTCCATCGAGCGCGTTAGAAAAGTCACCGTCGCACTGGCGGCTAAGCCTACCCTTCGAAAAAACAAAATAAGATCCGCCGTACCCTCAATGACTGCGCCTAATGCGAAAGCCCTGCGCCGCAAAACAAAATAAAGCGGCGCAGAGAAAAGGATCGAAGGGCTATCTTTTATCGGTAAAAAAGTGCGGAACGCTGGCTTAGCCATGACCACATTTTTAACCCTTCCCGCCGGTCTGGCAGCCAGGGCATTAAAAAACGCCGCCCGAGACGCCGAAGAGAACCGTTCGAAATTCGCTACGGTATTCAAGGATATCGCGGTGCGATCAGATACCGCCGCCAAAAATTTATCGCAGAACTTCGGTTTAGCCGGCACTAAAGCCAAGGAACTGTTAGCCGATACCGGCGATCTGCTCACCGGTTTCGGGTTCAGCCAGAAAGAGGCGCTGAAACTGTCGACGCGGGTGAACGAATTGGCCGTCGATCTCGCGTCGTTTACTAACTTTTCCGGCGGTGCGGAAGGGGCCAGCAAGGCATTAACTAAAGCGCTCCTCGGCGAGCGTGAATCGGTAAAATCTCTGGGGGTGGCCATCCTTGAGAAAGACGTTAAAACGAAGATCTCCCAGCTATTGGCAGAGGGCCAGCGTTTTGGATCACTACGCCAGGCCAAGGCACACGCGACGCTCGCTATCGCGGTGGAACAGTCTAAAAATGCCATCGGGGATTTCGCCCGCACTCAAGCAGAACTGGCCAATCAGGAACGGATCACCGCCGCCCGTACGCAGGATCTTAAAGAATCCTTCGGGCGAATCCTGCTCCCTGTCGCGCTAAAGCTTACCCAAGCGATTCGGAGTGTGGCGGTTTGGCTGACCAATCTAAGCCCGGCGGCTAAAAAGACCATATTGGTGATTGGCGCAATTATCGCAGTCGTGGGGCCGCTGCTACTGTTGTTCGGTTCCATCCTCTTAATCATTCCGGCGATAGTTGCAGGGTTCGCCGCACTCGCCCCTGTGTTTGCCGCTATTGGCGTCGCAGCGGCTGTGGCCTTCACGCCTATAGGTGCACTCGTCGCAGGCTTGGCGGCGGCGGCTTTCCTTGTCATCGATAACTGGGACAAAGTGCGGGCGTTTTTCGACGAGATTGTGACAGACATAACCAAAGCATTCGCTTCCCTTTTGAAAATGTTTTCGGGTATTGGTGCGATTAGCGGACAGGCTTTTAGCGCCGTCACTACCCTAGACTCCAGGAAATTCGATATCGACGCCATTAAAGCGGAATTCTTAGGCGCTAAGGCTGAGCCTCTACTCGCTCAGACTCGCGTCGACGTCGGGGTTAATGTCGGCCTTGATCAAGGTCTAAAACAGACTGGCGCGGCCAGTGTGGCAGGTCCGGGGGCACGTCGCGCCGATGTAGGGGCGATGGCGCAGTGATTGACCTAAAGACCGCTAAATATAAGGGCGTCGAATTCCTGTTTACCGACATGCCGACTACGGGCGGTAATCGGTTAATAAAATTCAATTTCCCCGGCTCGGACAAACAGGCGATCGAGCGCCAGGGCAAAGCCCCGCGTACGTTCAATATCACGGCCGTAATTCCGCACGAAAACTACTATCAGCAGCGCAACGATTTGCTGCGCGTCCTTGAAGACGGGGAGGCGGGTGTGCTTACTCACCCCACGTTCGGGGATGTCGAGAATGTAATTAACGGGCAATACGTCCTTACCGAAAAGCTAACTGAGTTAGGTCGGGGGCAGATCACTATCCCTTTTGAGGTGGACGACGCGCCGGGCATCCCGCAACAGTCGGGCGCGCTGGCGTCTCAGGTACAAACGCAAAGCGATGCACTAAACACACAACTCGCCGCAGATCTCAGCGACAACTACGAGGTGAATCTCAGCGCCTCCGGCAACTATTCCGATGCTCTGGAAAATCTCAATAACGTGTCGGATGCGTTTAACGCCGCGTCAGAATTCGCCGAGCCAATAACCGAAAATATCGCGGCATTTCGTGCTTCGATTAATACTTTTTCAGCGAGTATCGGCGGGCTGATACAGGCCCCCGCGGATCTCGCAACAAGTGTCCGGGGGTTGTTCGAAGACCTTAACGGGCTATATGAAGCACCCGAGACGCTTTTAGGCGCTTTCGACTTGCTGTTCCTTTTCGGCGAGAATGATCCGGACGTGCAGACCAATACGGTGGGGCGGGTACAACGCAAACAGAACCGAGATTTAGTGCGCGCTAACCTTCGCGTGCAGGCGCTGAGCTATAGCTATTTGAACGCCGCCGAGGTTGAATACGACACGACTGAAGGTTTAGAGTTAGTGCAGGCCAATTTAGAGGCCCAGTATCTTGACGCCCGTAACAATCAATTGCTTTCCAACGAATCCCTAGAGGAGCTTGACCGAGTGCGCGTGCAGGCACAGAAAGCACTTGACGTGGTACGGGTGAATACCCGCTCGATTATCACAATCGAAACCCCCCTCAAGCCGTTGACCGTTTTGGTTTATGAGTATTACGGCTCCACTGACCTAGTCGAAACGATTGCCGATTTAAACAATATTAACCAGAACGCCTTTGTCGAAGGCGAGATCCGGATTCTCACAGCATGATCGGGATCACTGTCAACGGCACTCCCTATACGGATTTCGTAGAGGCGGAGACTACCGTGTCCCTGGAAACTTTAGCTAACGACTTCAGCTTTACCGCCAGGGCCGTAGGCGACTTTCCGCCGCTAAGGCAAGGCGACGCCATTGTGGTGAC